GCCAGTCCCATGGCGGTCCCATGAGGGCATTTTTCGGACGCAAAAAACCACAAACCCCCGACTTTCTCTAGGAAAATCAGGGGTTCGCGTTTTCAAAATGTGGCGGTGAAGGAGAGATTCGAAACTACCCGCAAAGTCACTTTCATCATGCAAGTGCCCGCTTTACGCGGGCTGCAGCGATGCTCGCTCTCCAAAAAATCGGCATTCTCAGTCCCACGGTAGTCCCATGGGTTTTGCACCAAGTTAGTGCGCGAGGGTTGTGAGGGGGTAAAAAACGGCGTGCCGGTCGGTTTACGTTGAGGCATGGGAAAAAGGTAATATTGGTAATACGCTCGAAAAAATGGAATAAAAACCTTTAATTTCAATAGCTTGATGGATATTTAGGAAGGTAATAATTTGGTAATTTATAGGTTAGGTCATTACCTTTTCATCGAGTAATTCCCAGCCTTATCCAGCCCCAGCAAAACCGGGCACTTGGCTGAATATTACCTTTGCCATTACCAAATATTACCCCTCTAGGTAATGTGCTCATCCCACGGAATACGGGGGCTCCAGAGACGTTACTACTCCCCCTAACCAAAATTACCTTTTTCCCGGCCCTGGTTCCAAAATCGCAATCCGTTTGCCTGGACCGCTCGTCGCGTGCTGTGTAGCCACTTGCTTTACGTATAGACAACTCATACACAGAATGAGAGGATTCGTATCAGGGAATGTCCCCTAATCAGAAGCGCTTACAACTGAGGCCTGCAAATGAAAATTCTTCAAACCAGCCGAGTAATCGAAACATGAAATTGAAGAGGTAACTGCATCCAAAAAACCGTGAGTACGAAGGGAAAACTATGACCAGATCTCTATTGCGTGCGGAGTCCGCTGCAGCAGAAAAAACGAAACCCGTCCCGATCAACATGCGGGTCGACTTTCGGAAACGAGACTTGATCGATGTGGCCGCTGCCATGTCGGGAAGCGACCGAACCAGCTTCATCTTGGATGCTGCCTGTAAAAAGGCTGAGGAAGTTATCCTTGATCAGCGTCTGTTCGTCCTTGCCGATGATGACTTCGACGCATTTGAGCAAGCCTTACAGAATAATCCCGTAAGGAGCAACAAATGCTTAGAGAAACTGCTGCAAAGGCCGTCTCGCTGGAGTTAAGCGCTCCCGCAAAACTGAATGAAAATCACGATCTGGATTCGTTCGATTGTGGTGAGGACTCTATCAACGAGTACCTCAAGAAAAAGGCGACCAAGGCCCAAATCGCGAAAACTGCCACAGTGCTCGTCGTCTGCATCAAAGATACGAACACTGTCGTCGGTTATTACACATTGTCGAGCGGCACTATCATGCGGGCAGACGTGGTACCCAAAAAGGCGCAGCGCAACTCTCCCGACCAGCACCCCATCACTATCTTGGGGCGCATGGGGGTATGTAAGACGCTCCAAGGTACTGGACTGTCGCTCGATCTGATTCAGGACGCAGTACTCCGGGCGCTTACTGCTTCGGAAGAAGTCGCTTCGACTGCGCTCGTAGTGCACCCGCTGAATGAAAGGCTGGTGGGGCTTTATGAGAAAGCGGGATTCCTTCGCTGCCCGCAATTGTCTTCGATCACAATGATGCTTCCTTTCACCTGATTGGCAGCGCATTAAAACTGGCCGCCTCTGCGGCCAGTTAATCTTCCTTCCGTTGCGCAATGCGTTTCTTTGAAAACTGCGCGATAGCCTGCGAGGCTTTGAAACCCGTGGACTGCGGGGGAAAACGGGTGCCCGCTACAGTTGTGGGAAGCCCGATGCAATTCGATACGTCCGAAATTCGAAAACGCCTCTAATGGCGTATTTTTTTAGGCGCGTCCTTGCAGGCCGGGCTCTTCATGGCGTTCGAAAGCCCCGTCAGCGACAGCGTCGCTGTGCGAATCGGCTTCAATCCTTTTCTAAAGTTTGCACTCTGTGCAGTTCTTCTATTCCCTGTCGGCCCCGCGGTCTGCCTGTGCTGCGTGTCGGTTTACTTTACTTTTGGATTTGCATAAAAAACGAATGCGAGGCCCGTCGGCGGGAGGGGGATAAGTGCTTTTTCAGATGTTTTTTTCTTCGCCCGGAGGAATTCACAACGTGTGCCCTGCCTCGGCCTTGATCTCATTTCATCGGATCGACATTGCCTCTGCGCATTAATCGCTATACTGTTTATTCATACAGTATTGTTAGGTTGATTCAGAGGCGAGCTATGAACACGGAGCATTTGGCAATTTCGGGTGATAGGAGCAGCGCGATTGCGCAGTGGGAATTAATTCTGCGGGACGAAGCTGCACTGCTCGATAATCCTGGGCGTCACCACAAAACACTAGTTATTCAGGCCCACACCCTGCTCCGCCTTCAGTTGATCAACCGTGACGATCTTAGCGATCTCCTGGAGCAGGCCGACGGTGCTCTGGCCTACGCAGTGGAAGCACTGATTGATTGTCACAGTGGCGACCAGGCGGTTTAATACATGCATATGCTTGTTACCCCTATGAGACGCCAAGGCATTGCGCTGACGCCCCAGGATCGGCGGCGCTACCCGGCGATACGGGGCAATGTGATGGTGAACTCGGAAAACAGTGTCGAGCTTGGTCGGTGCGCCAATGTGGCTCGAGTGGATGTGGGGATGCCACTTGATCCGGATCCATTACCACGGCTACTGGACGCAACGCTGGCGGGAATGGCTGTGACCGGTTTTGTCTTAAGCGGGATTGAGTACATCAATGGTTGCGCCTATGCGCAATCTTGGTGGTGCCGGCAGGGATGATCGAGCAGAGGACAAAAACAGGGGCCGAAGCCCCTGCCATTGAAACGGTCATTCGACCTGCTGAATTATCCTAAACAGTCGGATCGTCCAATAGGCCGTTTGTAGCAAACGAATTAACTCTTCTGGAATGTAGCGAGAAACGAATCGAATCATTTTTTAAACTCCAATGGTTAGATGCTTCGCTTCACCAAGACGATGACGCATTAAGCAAGCACTCAACGGAGCAGTTAACCTTTGCACTAACACGCAATTAATATGCTTTATACCGCAACTAATATACTTTCTAGCGCAACTACCAACGCTTTTTGGATAACTGTAGGGTTGACTGCTCTATGGCTACGCCCTAACCTTTCGAGTTGTCTAGATTCAAAAGTTGTAGAGCGTCGAGTGCTGGAGATCAATCTATCACAGGATTGAGGCTTGGAAACCACTTGCCGCTATCGTAGAAAGGCCGGGCGCACGCCCGGCCTTTCTGCATTGCGCGCCGGCGCCCCTCCTTTTTTTGGCCGGCCGCCTCATGACACATTCTCCAAACCTCGACAGTTAGCGGGTTTGCCCTCCCCGGCGCAATTGCAATGGTGGGCACCCTCCACAAAGTGCACTTGCGCGAAGTAATACCTTATTGATGGCTCGCGACCCGACGAACGGTAGGCGCCGGCGGAAGTATATTTCACGGCCGGCCGAAAGTTGCTCTCGGCCGGCCAAGGTTATCCACAGTTTCATGCAATGAATTTCACCTCGATACACTCTAGATAACGACTGATAACAGCGAATCGCGCTCTATTTATAGAGTGATCGGTTTTAACTTCACGGCTAACGCCGAAGCTAGCGCCGCTTTCTCCGTGAATGCAGCGGCATCAGTCGGGCTGGGAGTTGGCCCAGGTACGTGAGTGTGTGCAGCAAGTTGCGTATTCATCTGCTGCAGTAGATCGAGCGTGTCGCACATCACTTGAAACAGGTTCACGCCACTGGACCCGATCCAGTTCTTCGGCGCCTGCAGCTGCTGACTCACCCCGGCCACGCTTTGGCGCAGGCCCTGAATTTTCTCCTGCATATCGCCACCCACCGTGGCGTTGTGCTTCTGCCCCACCACCAGGTTCAGATCCCGCCCTGTCGCTTGGTGTAAGTCATCCACCGCCGCAAGGCTTGCTGATCCGCCCGATAACAGCTTTAGCGCGCCCAGCGCCTCGATCTTCTTTATCCCACCCACCGACTCAGTTGAATGGTCGTCCACCGTCCTGGTGTGGCTCTGGAAGCTCTCAGTGTTCTGCATCGCCTCCACTTCCCGTTCGATCGCCTTATCCTGGATCTTGCCGTCCGTTTGGCGCAGCCAGTTACCGTCGGCGTCGACACGTTGCTGGCAGGCTTCGCTGTGCTGCCAAACCTGGTCACCTTTCGGAACCCGGGGCAGGCTCAGGCCGTGGGGCAGGATCTGCGTGATGAAGGGTTTGTGCGGCAGGCCATACGCAAAGCTGACTACCACCGTGGTGCCCTCCTCTGGAAAGCCGAACATGCCCGCCTCTTGCCCGCCCATCGGCGCCGGCAGCGGCAGGCCGGTCAGGATCGGCAGCGCGGGATCTGGCTCGCCATCGGGCAGCAGGACTTCCACGTCGACGCCAAAGCGCGGCCGGAAGTCATCGCACAGACCAGGAGCTGCCGGTGCATCGGGCACGGCCACCACTCGGCCAAAGCGTGGCAGGTGATAGCCACCGGTCAGTTCGGGGAATTGCCGCTCTACACTGCGACGGATTGCGTCGTCCATTTGATCGCCATTTGGTTGCCGGCAAGGGTCACGCTGGTGATCCTCTCGCCCTGGTTGATGGTTGCACCTGGTCGTAGCCCTGGAAGGGCCGCGATCATTGCGCTCTGGTTGCCCTGATAGCCGTCGAATAGTTCGACGGGCAGTTCCAGCGGCGGGCGGATGCCAAAGAAGCTATCGGCCCAACTACCCACGAACACTTCGCCGTCGCCCTGCTGCTGCCAGACAAAGTCGGGGATGTTGAATACGCTGGCCAGGCTGTCCATCGCCAGGTAGCCGGCAGCCAGGCTGTAGAAAAACGGGGCTTTGACCTTGGCGTAAGACTTGTCCGGCACGCGAAAGCGCAGCCCGGTCTTGTCGCTGACCTCGGCCAGCACGCCCTGCATGTCGACGTGTCGTAGGTTCAACGGCATAGGCTGCGACAGGATCGCCGCCAGTTCGCGGCAGACCAGGATCTGCTGCACGCTGTTGATCGCCGTCGAACGTTCGACAAATCCAATGAAGTGGCGCTGCAGCGGGCCGTCGTTGTAACCGACATCGAGCGTCACCAGGCCCTTGACCGGTGCGCCGGCTTGAATTGTGAAAGTCGCCCGGCCGGGACTCTTAATATCCAGCCGTACTTCGCCCTTAATCACTGGGTAAGGCGTGCCGCTAATCGTGAGTACCTGGTGCAGTTTCATGGTGTTGGGGCCAGCCAGTTGTCGACCTTTTTCAACGTCCGTTCAAAACCGCTCAGTTCCTCGGGATTGCCGGTGCCGTCGCCACCACCAGCGGCACCGCCAACAGCCGAACCCGGGCCGGACTGCGACGTGACGCTGTTGCCGGCGCGCCGATTCTCCACCCGCTCGGGGTTGGACAGTTTCTCCGACAGGGTGAACTGCACCAGCCAGGCGTTCAGCGAGTCGTCTTCCCGGGCGCTTACACCGTCAGAGAACTGCACTTCACGGATCCCGAACGCGGCGGCGGTATCGTTGACGATGCGGTACATCTTGAGTTGGCCACCGCCAACCGTGGCCTCGGCCAAACGCATCAGGCTGCGCAGTTGCACCTGGTCAACGAAGGGGATCATTAGGGAGACAGTCAGTGTTTTGGGTTTGAACCCCTTGTGCGCGGTCTGGCTGTTGCTGGTCTGCCCCGACAGATCGTCGCTCTCGATACGCAGGTTGGCCGTGATTTTCAGGCGCTTGCCCAGGATCTGTTGGCCGTCGAGTAATAGCGTCATAGGCCGACCAGCTCCCGGACAAAGCTCAAACCATCCAACGAGCCCACCAGCAGCACGCCGGCGCACAAAACCCATTCATGACCAGGTGCATCACCCTGCAGCAAGGCGCGGCGCAGTTCGTTGTTGTCGCCGGGGCCCAGGATCCGCGCCCGCATGCTGTGATCGGCGTTGCCACCGGCCAGTAGGGTTTTCAAGTCGTTCAGTTGCTTATCGCGGTCCTGCTGCTGGGCAGCCTTGCGCCCAGCCAGCGCCGCCAGGTCACCCATGGGCGAGCTATCAGCCGCGTAGCTCTCCAGGACGGCGATCTGGCCGGCCATGGATTGTTTGGCCGCTTTGACCACCGTGCAGCGCTCAAGGGGCAGCGCCGACCAGCGCGGCAAAGGCACAGGGCTGGGGATCTCCCACTTTTCCGTCTCAAGACGCGACAGGTTGCGGGCACGACGTTCGGCCCGCACCAGGTCAGGGATCGGTAACAGCGCGTTGAAGCGCGCCAGGGTCTCGGCGAATTGGTCCAGGCGCGTGCCCAGGAACATCAGGGTTAAGGCGTATTGCGGGCCAGCCGGTCGACCGTTGTCGCTCGGATCGACCAGTTTGGCGGCCAGCTGCTGCAGCAAGTTGGGCGCAGACAGAAAGCGCTGGTGGCCACGGCCCTGGCCGACACCGCTTTGAAACGGCGTCACCGCCAGGCACGCCGGCGCCTCGCCCAGTTGCCCCGCCAGTGCCGCACGGCCGGCCTCGATCGCGCCTTTCGCGGCGTCACCCACTGGCCCCGGGTTGGTGCTGGTCATGCCATCCAGTCCGGCCAGGCGTTGCGCGGTGCTGGCCAACTCGCTGCTGGCCAGATGCTGAGCTGCTGACAGTTCGCCCATCCACTGAGTGGCATGCTCGGGCCAGCGCATGGTCACCGTTGCCCACGTCATGACTGTGGGCTCTCCCAGGTAACGAATTCCAGCGCTGCCAGGTCGCCGTCAGCCAGCGCTTGATCGAGCAATTTTTTGAGCCGATTGGCCTTCTGCAGCAACAGCTGCTTGAACGCCGTGAAGTCATCACCGACCTGATGCAACTGCTCAGCAGTGTGTGGACGAAACTCTTTAGCCCCGGACTCATCACGACACGCATACAGGCCATCCATGCCGCGCAGGATCATGCCAGTCAGGTTGAGCTGGTCATCCAACTGGCTGCTGTACAGATACGGCGCACCCAAGGCGCTGGAGACAAACCCGCCGATAATCTCGCTTTCACAAGCCTCATTGACCTTGGCCACCTGCTGGCTATGGACCACGCTCGGATGCTGGACCCATTCGCCATCAAGCCACTGGTGGGCATCTGACGGCTTGGGCTTCTGTGTGAAGGTCGCCGGGATAGGGCCTAAAACCTGCCAAAGCTCGGAAAAGCCAGTTGTCGTGTCGTAGACGTCTCCGCGACAGTCGAGCACCTGAGTCGGCTGGCCGTCGAGCAACGTCCACGCGAAACCGGTCGCGGCGGCTTTCAGCTTCGTGGGCAGCTCTACACCGTTGCTTGGCAACTGGTAGCCAACTCCAGGCACTGGGGGTAACACCACCGGACCAACCAAGGCGCCGGCGTTATCGATGAGATAGATCATGGAACAACCTCAGATGAGTTTGATTCGGCCCGGATAGGCGATATGTCTTGGAGCCGTTTCCGAACCGCCGGTGGCCTCCATTGAGGCGTCAGTCATGGTCGTTGGGCCGTTCGCGCCGCCATTGACCCAATGACCGCCGCCGCCTAAGGAACCCGTGTATTGCTGTCGGTGTTTGTGGGCCTTGAACGTGTCGGCCTTCCAGGATCCCGCGACCCGACCGGGATCGATGCTGCGCCCCTCATCGAGAACCCGAAGGAATTCGCCTCGCCCTTCGGGGCCACGGAACGTAGAAAGACCGTCCCCCATGGTCCAGCCGCCTTCCTTGCCAAGGCGTGCAGCCTCCGCGTAAATCATTTCGGATTGCTGGGCGTGGTCCCAAAGCCATGGCCAGTCTGTCCGACTGAGTAGCGCCCCATTGAGCGCGCCATATCCACCAGGGCTGAACAACGTGGTGGTTTCAAAAACTGGGCGTCCCAATGGCGTGCTGTCAAAACGTCCCAGCGGCCACCAATTACCGGCGCCGTCGCTTCGCAGATGCCACCAGTCGCCGGCCCCCATCAGTAGAAAAAATGGGTATCCGCCAACGTTCAGGTGCGTGTGAAACCTGATCTTGTCAGTGCCTTTGCCCTGAATAACAAGCCGATTGACGGTGTTGTCGACTCGGCGCACCACCAAATCGATCACGCCCAGCGACGCATCTGAGGCCGGTAACGAAACCACGCGATTGCCGTCACCCGCGTCGAGTAAGACCAGTCCACGCTGACTGGCTAATAAGGACGCACTTGAATTCAGTACGGTGGTGATCTTTTGCCGTGAGGCCTTGGTGACGTGCCCATTTGCATTTACTTCAACCAGGTCAAAGATCCCGGGCGTGATACCGGTGCTGAGAGGCTTGGTTACAGCCTTCACGGCCTTGGTTGTGGCCAGAATCTCGCTACTGTCGGTCTCTGCGTCGTCACTGATTGCGTTGGGTAGATTGCTCAACCCCACGTCGGTCTTGGTCGTCGCTCGGGCACGCAGCTCCCTATAGTCGCCAGTGCGCAGGGCAAACTGTTGCACCAAGGGCCCGTTGATCGCTTCCACCGGACGCCGATCGGTAACGCCGGCAGCGGCCAGATCCGCGATCGCCACACAGTAATGTTTCACGCCCAGGGCGTCGGTGTAGTCTGACTTTTCCGCGCCGAAAACCACCGCCCAACTGGCCGCAACGTCGTTCAGCTCACGCTGCAGCACGACGTCCAACCAAGCCTTGGCCGGCAATGCCGGCGGCACAACCGGCAGCGCCGCCGATTGCACCAGGCGAATCCCTTCGATGTACGCCGTGCCAGGCTTGAGCTGGTACGTGCTACCGACCTTTTCCAGCTGCAGCGAACTGCCGAAGAAACACGCCCGCCCGTAGACATCACGATTGCTCAGGCGCTCGCGCTCATCGATACCGGCCAGGCGCACAGTGAAGTCGTGCTGCCAGGTGCTGGCATCAATGGTGACGCCAGTCAGGGCCAGGGCGCCGTCGAAAGCCACCAGGAAGTTGCGAGTCAGGTTGTTGCCGATCTGTAGCGGCGGGATGTTGCGGCGTTTCTGCTGGATCGGCACATAGGCCACCGCGAACAGCACGCCCTCGACGGTCTCCAGGCCGATCCAGTTGAAATCCCAGTCACCAACGTCAGAGCCAATCTGCGCGCTGTACACCACCTGGTTGGGGTTCACATAACCCGCATGCTCAATGGGGATCTCGTGCACATTGACGATCTGACCCGCCGGCGGCTTCGGCGCCGTACGGTCCACAGGAGTATTGGGATTCAACCCGGGTACGTTGGCAAAAATGAATCGACTGACGTTCAGCCCGGCATTTGCGGCTTGTTTTTGCGCGATCAGGCTTTCACCTGCAAGGGTAATACTGGCTCCCATGAGGGCTCCTAAAGACTGGCGACCAGCGTTTGCTGATCGTCGTGGAAGTGAACAAGGGCGATCTGCACCGGGACCGGTGTGATGGTGGAAAAGTCGTAACGCCGGCACGTGCGGCCGTATTGCTGAATCAACACGCGCAGCAGCTCGGGGTTCTGCGACAGCTGGGAGTCAGAGAACCGCAGCAGCACCACGTCCCAGTCTCGACCGGCCTGGCGCTCCTCGATCTCGACGTAACCGACGCCCAGGCGCTCCAGGATGCGTTTCATGCCGGCGGTGCTGCCGGCGTCGACGGCATTGATAAAGGCGTGCTTAACCCGCAACCGATACAATCCCTCGGGTTCACCCTTGAAGCGGGTGATATCGCGCTGCCAGGCCAACAGGTCCAGCACGGTGATATGGCAGGTGTCCGCGTCCATCTGCAGCAGCGGCCAACGCAGCCAGCCTTCGACCTTTTCCCACCAGGACTGGGCGGCAGCCTTGAGCTTGGCCAGCTCGGTCCCATCAAGCCAAAACGGCAAGTCGAGCTTAATCATGCAGCAGCACCTCCAAGCTCTGGATCCGCGGAATGTTCAGCTCGCTGATGATGTCGGCGGTTGAAAAGTGCAGAGACTCAATGCCGGCGAACTGCTGGTGAAGCTCTTCCCCCAGGCGGCTGAATGAGAAACGCGACTGGGGATAGGTCAGCGTTGGCTGGAAGTCCGTAACGGTGCTGTCACGGAACGCCGCACGTACGAACAGCACGGCGTTGTCTTTGAGGGTTTCGCGCTGTTCAGTGGTCAATGTCGAGCGCGGCCAGATCTCCAGCTGCACCAGGTGCTGAGTCTCCGGCATGACCATCACCAACAGATCATCGCCGTGGCCATGGTTGCCCTGGTCGCGGATATGCGCGTTGATTTGCTCCAGGTACGTCGCCGCCGGCACGTCCGCTTCAAACAGAACATAGGCATTGGCGCTGCCTGGGCCACGTGGCGCGCCGTGTTCAAAGTAAACGCCATCCGGGCGCACACCCGGGAAGGCCGAAATCATGGCGCGATACACCGCGTCGGTGTGCCACTGGTTGACCGCTGAAAACTGGTTGCGGGTGCGCAAACGCAGCTCGTCGTTGGGCTCAGGATCTGCACCAGGTGTAGTCAACCAGCCGTCGGTGTTCACCACCTGGGCAATGCCCGGTACCGGTACCGGCAAGATCGCGTAATACCCCGGGGCCAGGTTGAAACCGGCGCCGGTGTCGACCGCCTCGACCGGGATCTGCAACTGCATTAACCCATCGGCGAAGATACCCACCGCCGTGGTCACCACCTGGTAGATATGGCCGTTGATTGATGCGGACTGCACCAGCGTTCCGGCCGGTACTTCCAGGGCGCCGCCGGCGGCTTCGCGGGTGAACAGCAAAAAGCCCTTGGCCTTGGTAGCGCCCTTACGCTCGACGTTGACGGCCCAGGCCAGCATATCGAGCCAGGCGTCTACAGCGGTCTTGACGAAAAAGTTGGGCAGCACCGTGGCCATGAAAAAATCCAGGATCCACAGCACCGGCTTGGTCACCAGGGCGCGCACCACGCGCCAGAACGGCGAATAGGCGCTGGTGTTGCTCAATTTGCTGCCCTGGGCGGCTACCTCTTTTTCCCACGCCTGCAGGAGTCCCGCCTCGGTGGTTGGAATGCCGGCGTCGGCCAGCGCCTGCTTGAAATCTACGTCACTCACAAAGTCACCTCGATATTGCCGAATTTCAGGGTTGTTGCCGTGACCAGGTACTGGCCTGGCTGCAGCTGGGTGATCTGCGCCGTGCCCGGTTCCAGGCGCTCGTCGGCCTCCACCAGCAGTTCCAGTTGTTGGATGCAGTCGCGTTGCTTGAGGCGATCGCGCTCGGCCACCAGGGTGACCAGCAGGCCGCTGTCGCGGATCATGTGAGCGATGTCCTGGGCGATGCTGGCCCGGTCTTCGATCAGCAGCGGCTGACGCGACGGATCCAGCACCAGGTCATTGCCAACAATCAAAAGATCGATGTACTCGCTCATCCGCCCACCGACATGGCGACCATGTTTTCCATCTCCAGGGACGTCATAGGCTTGCTGTTGTGGATCTCGACTTTCTCCACGTGCATGCCCTTGTTCTGGCTGCTGTTGTTGTTCTGGATGCTGGTCAGCAGCCCGCCCTGGGGCACGGCGTTGGGCCGCGCCGGCGACAGGCTTGGAATGGCCGCATTGATGGTCTGCTGGGCGCGCTGCGCCGCTGCAGCGCTGTCCAGGGTGTTGACGCCGATGTCGGTACCGGGCACCTCGGGCATGGCGCCAAAGCGGGTTTCAATGTCGACGCCGGGGATCTTGTTCAGCATCTCGATCAGGCCATTGATTGCCGTGTGAAAGATCGCGACGATCCCGTCCCACGCGGCCTTGGCCATCCCGGCCCAACCACCCATCGACGCGAACCAGTCCGACAACGCGGTGAGCTGGTCGCTGACCCACTTGAACGCCTCGCTGTTCATCAGCGCGGCCGTCCACTCGTCCCAGTACACAACGGCGGCGATCACCGCCGCGACCAAGGCCATAACCCCGATCACGATCCACACGACCGGGTTGGCCAGCAGCGCCGCGTTGACCAACCAGATCGCGCCTTGCCACAACAGCATCACGCCACGCAGCAAGCCGAGCACGGCAGTCAGGCCGTAGACCACGGTGATGTAGCCCAGCATGAAAGCCTTCTGCAGGAGGAATACAGCCGTGGTTCGCAAGCTGACCAGTTGCACAACCTTCCAGACCGTCACCATCGAAAGCCAGACCATGCGGCCGGCGCCGATGGCGAAGGTCAGCAGGGACATGGCGGCAATCAGCGCCAGGATCGTCAGCGTGACAATGCCAATCACCCGGGTGATGTTGGGGAACATCTGAGTCCAGCGGGTCATGGTGCCGGCGATGCCCGACAGCTTGGCCATCAACGGCGTCAGGATCGGAATCAGTGCCTGGCCAAAGGCGATGCGCAGCGCTTCGACCGCCGCCCCGAACTGTTGCCAAGGGTCGACCATGTCCATGGCCATTTTCTGCGCGTCCTCAAGGCCGCGCACCTTGCCCAGCTTTTCCATGCCGTTGCGCAGGCGGTCGGTGTCCTTGGCCAGGGAG